CATAAATACTTGCATTGATTTGCATTTCTCTCATAACATTATTAAATGTTCTTCCGTCTAAATCAGCATCCTCAATAAATGCTTCTAATTGTGGATCGCCTGTTAATTTTCCGTAATCTCGAGTTGGTGGTACTCTCCATAAAAAACTTGAATATATTTGCACAACATTACGACAATGATTATCAACAGGAGTATGTCTAATGCGTTGATCGTATTCTTCTGGTGTTTCCAAAATGTATCGGTGTAAATTGTAACCATTTTTATAATCGTTACCACCTAAAAAACTACGGATATGAAATTCCCAATTTAGTATGTTATCTTCATACAAATCATGTTTTGCTGTTAAAAAATCTCTATTATACTCAGCCATTAACTCCACCTACGAGGACTACTCGGTTTAAAATCTCTACGCAAAGGGAAATTATATTCTATCATATAACCCAATGCATCGTTAAAATGGTCGTAACCACTATCTTTATCTGGCACATGAGTTCCCTCTTTGTATATTTGTCTTTCTATGCTTTTTATCACATTTTTACAAGTATTTACAATAGACAACGAACTAATACCTTTTGCATTTTTTAATTTTGCATTTACTGCATTAATTCTATCACGAACTAATGGCGCACTGTTTCTTGAAAATACATCAAAGCCTGCGTTTTTTAATATTGCAATATCAGTCATACCACCAGCAGATGTTTTTCTTTGTTTTGCACTTGGGTCTGGGTAAATTTTTATTTTGCATTTATATCTATTTTTTATTTCTTCGCACATTTCATTAGTATTACTACTCCATATTTGAATCTCATCAATCACAACTATTTTATCATTTTCAACAACGCAAACAACTCCTGCCATTGGGTCGACATTAAAGTCTAATCCAATATGCACGACACTATAATCAGATAAATATTTTTCCCTTAAATGTAATTTCCTATCAAAGTTATAATAGATCATGCCAGAATAATTAACAAAACTTGCCATATATTCTTGTTGGAATGTTCGTTCATCTAGATCTGATGAAGCCTGTTCTATTTCTTCCCGGGGTACTTGTTCACCTTCTAATGTTGTGTACTTAAAACTTTCCCAATCTTTATCGCTTTGACCTTTAACATACAAATCATAAGCCCAATTACCAAACCCTCTTGGAGTGCCACAAAATATAGCATGCCCTTGCGTATCAGATAATGTAGGTCTTAAAACCTCGTACCATGCGTTTGGATTTATATCAGCAAACTCATCAATACATAAAAAATCTAAACCAACCCCACGCAAACTTTGTTCATTATCTGCACCTCTTAATGATATTCTTGAGTTATTACGCAATGTAACAGTTAAATCACTATTATTTATTTCTTTTACCCACCTATGTTTTTGTAATCTATCTTTTAATTCAACCCAACATATACCTTTAGCTTGCCGATAAGTAGGAGCAACATACCAAACTTTTTTATTTGGAAATCTTGCAAATCTAGCCAATTCATTAATTGCTAAATAAGTTTTACCAAACCTACGACCAGATATTAGTATTCTAAATCTAGCTTGTGATTGTATTACTGTTTGTTGAGGTTTTGTTAATGGCATTAATCAGACCAAGGCAATGGCTCTGATTCTTCTGATGTTTCAACTTTATCTTTCATACCTAAATAATTCTTTGAAAGCCATATCAACATAGTTGTATTACCTCTCATAGCTTTATCAAACATAGCCCTTCGTAAACTCCTTTTGCCCTTATCCCATCCCTTTTTTATAGGGGGGTCAAAATTACGTTTTAAAGTACTTACTGACACACCACAAAAATTAGCGATTTCTTCTCTAGTACACTGCATTGTAGCCAATTTTTCAACATCTTCTAATGTATATGGTATCTCTTTTTTAGGTCTTCCTACTGCATTTTTGACTTTTTCACTCATATCAATTTTAAATATTCCTTTGCTATTTTTTCGCCATTAAAACTTTGTAAATCTATTAAACCTTGGTTTATTAAAGATTCATAATTGTTATCTCCTTCTAAAATAGTTGTTAATTCACTTTCATTTTCAACATAAAGACAATTTTTATTGTGTTCCATAATATTGCCTGTGCCGATATCCCATTTTTTATTTAAAATAATTATACATCTAGAATCCCAACCTTCTAAAAAGGTATATTGGCTTCCTCCTCCATCTTTTTTAATAGCTGACATATCAATCATGTATTTTGATTTATTTAAAATATTAAAAACACCACCTATTTGGTTTGAAAAAGTGCCATAATAATTTTTTCGCCATTTATCGTCTATTTTATCTAGCTTATGAAAAGTATATAAACGATTTTCAGCACCATATATTTTTATTTTTTCTTTTAAATTTTGATTAGCTTTTATTATGATATCAGTATGTTTATCAAAATCAATTCTAGATGTTGCAACTGCTAAATTAGTTTTTTCTTCTTTTCGTTTATTATAGGGTATGTAAGGGTGTTTAATAAAAAATGATACTATTCCTAAATCTCTTAAATTACCGACATTAATAGCCCTGATAGTTATAGGCATCGTATTATGTTTTTTAACTGATTCTAATAAATGACCCTTCATTTCTGTAGGATCATGAATTATTAAATTAGATTTTTTTTCAAGTAAACGATCAGTACATTCATGAAAAGTTTTATCTGTTGCTGTGATTATACTTTTGAATTCTTGACTAATATTTAAAGCTGTCGGCAAATCAACATTTTGATAAAATATATTATCGTTGAAATGTCTTTGCTTTGATTCAGTCGTATTACCAATTTTAAATAAATAAACAGGTAAATTTAATTTAACAAATGACCTGTATAAATGTGATGTAAAAGTTACCCAACCACCATATTTTGGTTTCGCTAAATAAAACAATGCTATTTTCATTTATATTTAACTCTTTGTAATTCTTCTTTTGCACTACCACATTCAACCATTTTTTTACGGAAGTAACAAACAACTGAAACTCTTTCAGCATTACCAATTCTTTTTAATTCTGTATTGCCATGTAATTCGTGAACATCAAATAATGCTAAATCACAACTACGCACATCAACACCAATCCCATATTTAGGCATTAAAGTATAAGCACCAGAATATTCGCCTGCTTCTAAGACACCTAAATTTCCAAAACCTTCTGGTATATCTCCTGCGTCGTAATGAGCTGCTGTTCTAAAATTTTTATTTATAGTTACTGTTGTAAATGGTGTTCCTTTTATTTTAAAATCTGGGTGCGTTTGATTATATGCTTTCATCTGTGCTTCATATCGTTCTGGCATATATTCTTTAAATTTTTTTGCTATGAAACGAATGTATGGCAAAGTTTTTTTATAATCATCAAAAAATTTTTGTGTGTATTCTGTTGTACGACAATATGGTATTCTCGCATATCTATCAGCATAACCAATTATAGAACTATGTACTGCTCTAGCTTTTGGAGAGTTTGATAATGTTCCGTCTTTTCTAAGTGGCCAAAATCTATTACCTTGAACTTTACCAACTGTAAGACCGTCAAGTTTATCGCCTGTTTTTATATGTTCTGGTATTGGACCTGCGGCTTGACCTCTATTATTACTTACTGCTACTGCTTTTCTAAAAACTTTAAATGCTTCAAAAGCAATATCACTAGGAATACAGTTTTTTAAAAATATCATAACTATTTGCCCTAGTTGATTGTAAACTATAGTATCAGTATTAATTATGGGATATTTTATGTGACTTTCATCTAAAAATTTACCTTTTAGATTTCTTACTTCGTCCTGTGTTAATTGTATTTTAGCTTCTATTATGTTCATTTTCAATCGCCTTATAAACTGTATCTGTTAAATTATCAGTATTATAGCGATCTTGTAATGAATTTATCATTTCTTTAAATTTAGGCTCACTTTCTGAATTTAAAAATAATTGTATCATACGAACTTGGCTTGGAATAAAATCCTCAATTTCTTGTGGTGTTTCTTGTGTTTCCGCCTGTTGTGGTGCTACAAATAAAGGATCATCATTTGCAAATATTTTTTCTAACTCTGCACTTTCAAAACCTAAATTTTCTAGATCTATATTATCTTTTTGTAATTCAATTAATTCTAAATTTAAAAGTTCATTATCCCATTTAGATTCTTCAGCAACCCTATTATCAGCAATTCTATATGCTTTTACTTGGGCATTAGTAAGTTTATCAGCAATCAAACATGGTATTTTTTTTAAACCAAGTTTTTTTGCAGCCGAAAATCTAGTATGACCGACTATAATAATATTATCTTTATCAAGTACCAATGGCTGTTGAAAACCATATTCTTTTATTGACGAAGCAACCTTATCTATATCTTGATTTTTTCTAGGGTTTCTTGCGTACGGAATTATTTTTTCTATTTCTAAAAGTTGCATTAATGAAATGTTATTTTATCATTTGTACTTAGTATGTGTGAAGTATCACATTTCTCTTGTTTTGCCAAATATAATTTAGCATCAGCTTCAGATTCAAAACCTTGCACCTGTATAAAGGCAGAAAATGTTTCATTTACATCTTCTGCCACAAAATAAGTTTTATAAAAATTATTTATTAATTTATATTTATCGCTCATTGTCTGAACAATATACAAAAACTAATTATTTTACCATGCTTTATATTCTGCTTCAGTAATTAGGTTTTCCTTCCACATTAGTCTAACCATATCGTCTGAAATATTAGTACTACGAATACCTTTTTTAACAAAACTCACATAATCTTTATGTGATTTTTTTGGTCGCACACCAAAATTATTTTCTTTTATTTCATTAGTTAAATCTTCTTCCCACCTTTCGCCATGTAGCCAAGTAGCTAAATGAGGGATAAAAGTAGCATCATCAGTTTTAGATATTAAAGCATTATATTTTTCTACAATAATATTATTTGTAGTTTTATCTTTTTTAGATGACCATTTTTCAAATGCTTTTATTTTACTACCTTTTTTAATTTTTATTTTTCCCCATATTTCTTTTTCAAATTCAACCATATTACTATCTTTGGTAGAGGTTGGGGTAAGGGGTAGGGGGGTTTTGTCTGGGTTTTTAGGGCGACCACCTTTTTTGCCATTTTCCCTAGCATTAGCAATACGATTATTAATATACAACCATTCTTTTAACTGACGAGCATTTTGCCATTTATTATTTTCAATATTATCTGCGTCAACTATATGTACAAAAAATTCGTTTATAACTTGTCCGCATATTTCTTGTTCTTCATCAGAACGAGTTCCGGCAATACGATTTATTATTTCTGCATTATCTGGAATACCTTTGCATTTTTTATTCCAATTCCAACACAATAACCGCACATAAATTCCTACTGCTAAAGGGGATAGATGTTGAGTGCCTGCCACAAAATCATCTGTAAATAAATACCATGCTTTTAACTTTTCGCTTGGTGTTGAGTTTTCTTCTATAAACATAAGGACCTCCTAATCGCTTTAAAATGTTTAATTGTTAACATATCAATTATATCATCAATGTTTTTTTCCAAAGTTAAATTATTATCTTGCACATCTTTTAATGCTAGATCTTGGCATGCTCGCCACCGACCAATAAATTCATCTGCTTTTTTTGGATCAGTAGGAATATGAATATAACTATTTTGTATTCTTTCGTATTGGGACATAATTAATAATTATGCTTGATATATCTTCTAAACATTTTTTTATACCACCTTTTACTATAAAATGAGGTGTTTCAAAATATTTGCTGTTAATCTGCCATAATTTTTGAGCATCACTTAATTTGCCATGTTCATTTTTTAGTTCTATATAAATTAGTTTTCCCTTTGGGTATTCTATAATGAAATCTGGGCAACCTTTTCGTAATCCCATTTTTTTTAGTTTTATCTGATATTGTGGCTTTCTTTTGCCTTCATTGGGACAATGAAAGTGTCTAAATTTATATTCTTTTGCCATTTCATGTAGCAAATAATTACAGGCTATTTGGATATCTATTTCTTTTGTCATAAAATGCGAGGGGTTAAAATTTTCGGTTTCTATTCCCCTCGCTTATTGCATTAACTATAGGAGGTATATGCTAAAAAAGTTATATATAAATAATGCCTACCTCGTCAAGTTAATTTAGGGGGGTACAAATATAAGGGGGAAACCCTAAAACCCACTGTATGCGTAAAATTAGGACTGTTTTTATAGCTTTTCACATGAAAAGAACTCATATTGGCTGTATGCTTAAAAAAAATATTATAAATTTATAAAATAATACTTTACATTTTGTTTTATAGGAATAGAAAAAACCTATGATTCATTTTCGGTTTCTAGTTAATACGATAAATCTAAAAATCTTAGGGGGAATATTTGATATGAGCATTTCAGTTACCCTAGGGCTACTTTTATTTTTACCGTTTAATAGGTTTGCTTCTCTATGGGCGTTTAGCGATACGAATAGTGCCGAAAGTTTTAGTTCTCTTTATCGTTCGTAGTACTTTCATTAGGTACTGATAAGAGTTTTCATAATAAAAAAAATTAGTGTCATGCGTAGTGGTGTGGCTCATAAACTTTTGGTCGGGTTTATGCGAAAAATCCTCCTCCTTTTGTATGTTGCAATTCAGCAACACTGACGATGGCTTTTTATAGCCGAAACGAAAGGAACTTATGACTATTAAATATTTACCACTTAACCCAAGAGAAGAATATATTTATTCTAATGTAAATTATTTTACTGCTTGGTCTAAAAATTTTAAATTTCAGTTTTCTAATACTACTGAATTAGAAGATTTTATTTCTAAAAATAATCTTACTGAAAAATTTTTAATTTATGCTGTTTACGATAACACCGATGCTTGTATCGGTACTATTAACTAGGAGGAAATATGGAATTTATAAATCATATAACTAAAGAATCTTATACTGGAAAAAACTTAGAACTTTTATCTAAGACAGGTTTTTCTGGTGAGTTTTTAACTTTTAACCAAGCATTTCAAGTTGGTGGTGTTGTACCGAAAGGTACTAAATCAGTTGCTAGTCTTGTGCGATTTCTTAACAACGATAATCCTAAGAAAGCACAATTTAAAAGGTTTGCTGTTTTTCATATATCACAAATTGAATTTAACAAGGAGGACTAATGACTGATAATTTTATTTTTGATACGAAAGGTAAATTTACACGTACTGAAGCAGTTCAAAAAGCGATACAATTCGGTATCGATAGAGAATTACCTAAACTTAAAGAAAATGAAAAAATAGAAGTTAACGTACATATCAAGGAAGAGGGCATTGTTGTTGATGTTCTTAGAGTTGGTAAAGGAATGCAAAACGCAAAATAAGGAGTTAATATGCCTACTCATTGGTTTATTTTATTATTATTTGTTAGCACTTTGATGTTAGCATTACCGCATTGGCTTTGATTATTTAAATTCATAGGGCAAAGTGAGGTTATTTTTTGACCTCTATTTGCCTTATGTTCTGTCGTATACTTTTTTGTATACCTGATGAGTTCATTAAGAACGAAACAGAAAATTAAAAGGAGGTATTATGTTAATACATACTCAAGAAAATAATTTAGCAATTCCTGAAAAATTAAATTTTCAAGTTGAGCTAAAGCCTATGTCATTTCTTAAAGAATCTGAAAAAAGTTTCGTTGAGATACCAGATCATAGCGTTTTAATACGCAAAGATACGGAACAACCTTTATCAATCGTTGGTAATCGTTATGAGCCTACGCAATATTATGATATTATTGAAAAACAAACTGAAGGATTAGAAAAATCTGGTTTGTTAAAAAATAGTAACTTTATTTGCAAAGACTTTTTGATTGATGGTGGCAGAAGATTTAAGCGAGAAGTCGTTTTAAAAGATTTAACTATTGAGCCGAAAGTTGGTGATCTAGTTCAGTTTACACAAACTGCAAAATCTTCACATGACGGATCACTTTGTAATATTTCTGACTCTACTCCTAAACGATTAGCATGTGATAATGGAATGCTACAAGCTATTTGGCAATTAGTATTCAGCTTTCGTCATACTGTTGGTTTTGATGTAGAAAATCTAGTGAGTATATTTAATTCATCAACTGAAAAATTTTTTGAAATGGAACCTTATTTTAAAACTATGGCTAATACAAAAATATCTGTAAAAGATGTTGAGTTAGCTTTGAAGCAAACTATTTGTAAACGAAAAGCCACTAAGAAAAAAAATATTGATCATAGAGAAAAATTATTAGGTTGGTTAATTAATCAATACAAAAAAGAAACTGTTGCTTTAGATGATACTGTTTGGGCATTTTATAATGCTTTAACTAATTGGGCAACGCACCCTGAATTGTATGATTATAAAGAAGATTCAAAGTTTTATAACATTGAGGAAAGTAATAAAAATCAAGTTTTATTATTCTTTAGATCTAAACAATGGGAAAACATTGCTTTTGATCCTATCAGAAGTAATCAATTTGTATGATTAAACCACTTACTAGACAAACATCTTTTGCTGAACACAATATAGAAGCCTACGAAATAATCGTAGGTTTCTTATGTCAATGCAGAAAAGAAAAAAACCTAGATATGTATGTAATGTTTAATAGAAAAAGAAAATATTTAATGAGAGAATTATTATGAAAATTTTTATTGTTTTATCTTTTCTTTTTATAATCAGTTGTTCTCATACCCCTATTGTAGATAGTAGGGGTAAGAGTTCTGCAAATATACAAGGCGATCATAATAGATTTCATGATGACCTTTATACTTGCAAAGATATAGCAAACGACAATACTAACGAGCTTTCCAATACTTCTAAAAAAGTATATAATGCCCTTAGATGGCGAGTGCTATGGCTATCTCCTAAACTAAAAACCAAAGATGATTTGGTAAATAATTGTTTAGAAGGTAGGGGATATAATGTCCTTAATAAATAATAATCCAAAGGAGGATTTATGCTTAACGGCAAAGTGAAAAAAGTTTGGAACAATACAGAAAATAATGAGCCAAACTATACGATTGACTTAGTAGACGGACAAAGACTTTACTGTCGTGAGTTTATTAATGTTAATGATAATGACGATATTACTTATATTGCTATAAATACTAAAACTAGCAAGAATGGTAATACTTATACGAATGTGACAGGTGTTACTGCACAAGGTCAACAACCTCAGCAACAACCACCTCAACAATCGTATACTCCAGAGCCTACAAGAACAGCAGTTACTAATGACCCGAATAGAAATATTTTTGTCACAGGTGTTGTTGGTCGTGCTATGGGTAGTGGCAACTTTCAAATACAAGATATTGATGCCCTTACTTCTGTAGCAATGGCTACTTATCAAAAATATTTTAATTAAAATATATGGGGGATTAATTTCCCCCTATTTTTATGCAAAGGCACACAAGAATTTTTTTCAAATATTGGGGTTATGGCGATCAACACATGCCAGATTGTTGGGCACAGAATTGCGGAAAACCTGCAGTAGATATACATCACTTAATTGGTCGTGGCCAAGGTGGTGATCCTAAAAAGTTACGAGATAAAATAAATAATTTATATCCATTATGTAGAGAATGTCATTTAAAGACAGATACCGATAGAGAGTTTAATGAAGAATTAAAAAAAGATTTAACAAGGAGGTTAAATGGAAGAAAATACTGAATACGCAAATATAGGTTTTGATCCAAATGCTTTATCTTATTTAGAAGATAAACTCGGATTAATATTTGCTAATGAAGATACTGCTTATGATCTTATGAAAAAGCATGAAAAAGTTTTAATAAGTGAACTTACTAAAATGTTTATGAATACAGATTATAAAAATACAACTGAATTAAATGCGCACATTTATACTAGTGGGCAATACAAAGAGTTTCTTAAGAATTATGAAGTGATTCTTGGGAAAAGGAATCGTGCTAAAATTAGGTACGAAACCTTTAAATCCTTTCGTAATGATTTACGAACTAAATCTGTGAATGAAAGGGAATTGGCAAAACACATATAAGGAGGTTTTATGAGCCAAAATGACGGTATAATTAATTATCTTAAACAAGGTAAAAAATTAACACCTATAAAAGCACTCAATAAATTTGGGTGTTTTAGATTAAGTGCTAGAATATTTGATTTAAAACAAATGGGTTATAATATAGAATGCACTAATGTTAGCAAGAATGGTAAGCATTTTGCTGAATATAAACTTATACAATAGGGAGGTATAATGTCTGTTAGATTTACAGATTGGGTTTTAGAGGGATCAGAAGATCATGATAAAACTGTTACTGAATCAAAACAGTTAGAAAAAAAAATACTGAAAGATAATCCTACACTAGCGAAACAATCTTATAGTAATTCTGCTGTTAATAAAATGTTGTCTAAAGATTTCAAAAAACATTTCGGTAAGAAAAAATGAAATCAATAGATACATTATGTTTTGATAAATGGGAGTTAGAGAAACCTCTTCTCCCATTATCGTGGTCGCATATAAGTCAGTTCGCTACTAAAAGACCTCAATGGGCATTGCAAAGAATATTCGGATATAAATTTCCGACTAATCCTGCGATGGAACGAGGTAGTTCAGTTGAACATGGCTTGCATATGTTATTGAAAGGCGATACTTTAGAGAATGCTACAAAAAGCATGTATTATCAATATGACGAAAAATTAAAAGATATCGTTGATGATAATATTGCTAAAGAAAGAAATACTTTATTACCTTTGTTAGAAGCATTTTATAAATACTTTGAAAAACAAAATTGGGAACTATTAAGTTTTCAAGAGGAAGTATTAACTACAGTTATGGATATTCCTGTCCGTGGTTTTACTGACTTTCATTTTGAAGATAAAGATACTAAAGAAGATTTTTATATAGATCTAAAAACTTCTAAGACTATGCCTAACGCAATACCAAATGCACATGCAATGCAACAATCAATTTATGCTAAGGCTACAAATGCTCGGCAAAATTTAGTATATGGTACATACTATAAAACTAAGCCGACTGTTGTTAAGCCTTATGCAGTAGAGGACACTAACCAATATTTGAAAATGGTTAATCATATGGTGCTTTCAATGGAACATTATTTACTTCGTATGGATAATAAAGAGGATATTGTTAAATCAATAATTCCTGATCCTTCGGATTGGTGGTGGAACGAAGAAAGTCTTGTGAAAGCTAGAATCAAAGTTTGGGGTTACTAGTTGCCAATCCTCGCCTTTCGACCTCGTAAGTAATAGTATGAGGATATTATAGATTAGATGCAAGTAGCATGAGTGATTGGCTTTCTTAGGTGTTACAAATTTAATCGTCTATTACAAAAAAACAGGGGGGGTATGAATATACCTTATCCCCCCTAAAAACTCTCTGAGGAGCTATTTTAGAGGTATTTTTCGCATACTTTTAACACAACCGAGGGGTATTATGTTCCTATCGCCAAAATATCCATCATCTGAGTAACTTGAAAAAGTGTAAATATATTTTTTATCTTGTTTAAATATATAGGCGAAACTACTAATTATCGCAGTTTTCATTTTGCAAAAATCTTCTAAACTAACAATAGTAGAATCGCCTACAATATCTTCCCACACTATTTCGTGGAAATCATATGGTATATTATTTCTTTTTAGATTTTTTTTTCTTTTTCTTTTTAGGGGGTCTGCCTTTTTTAGAGCCATAAGTCCCTTTACCGTAAGGCATTAATGTAAAATCCAATTATGGATTGCAAGAGTTATACCAACAATTATTATTGCTTGTATCCACCATTTCAATTCCATAAATGAATCCCACCATTTTTCAATTTTCTGTTTCATTTTGTTACTCCTTTGGTTTTCTCAAAAGTTCTAAGAGCTCCCATGCCAAGTAAGGACATTACAAGTGGCATTAGAGTTCCCATATCTAACTGTGGTATGTTTACCACTTCATATTGAAACAATCCACAAATAAACAAAATAAATTTTGATAATACGAATTCCCAAAAAATTGCTAAGGCGCAAGACATTCCGATAAGAGGTCGCCAACTGCGTTGCATAAATCCACTTAATCCCCCGGCAGTAGATTGAGCATCAGCTAAGTTAATATCCATTTGTTTTGATTTTAACTTGGCTTGTATTTCTTCAAACTGCAGTTTTAGTTTTTCTTTTTCTTCGCCACTGAAATGCATATCGTCAACGACACTACTAATAGCTTTTACTGTATCGCCACCAAATAATTTACCTAACATTATTTTTTCCTCGGTTTATATTTCTTAATAGCTTTAGAAATAAATATGTTTTTATATAAAGAAACTTTTTTACCAAATTTTTTATCAGCTTGTTTTTTTGCAGATTTATATGCTTTAGATTTTTTATTAAAACTTTTAGGAGTTCCTAAAGATTTTGGTCTTTTTTTAGCATAAATAGGTTTTTTCTTTTTCATAGTTTACCACATTCTCTTAACTGATCTGATATCCTTTGCATCCTAGCTTTTAAATCTTCTTCTTTATATTTTTTTCTATTATCATGTATTTCTTTTATTTCTTCTGCTGTTGTTAATCTTTTTCTATGTTTCCTTAAATCAACTTTTTCATCTGTTCCGCTAGTCTGCTTGCTCTCGCTGGTGTGTGTTTCTTTGCCCATAACGAATCTTCCATTTGTAATCCTGCTTCAATATAATCTTTATTACGCAATGCTTCAAACATCTTTTTAAATTTGGCTGTTTTCGGCTTCCCTAATTGGAAACACATATGTGTTATGATTGACACAGCTTCATCATTTATATCAAGATCTTTGCATAAACTTTTAGCATCTTGTATCGCTATTGATACATCATAATCAAAAATTTTTTCTAGTTCTTTATTACTGTATATTTGACCTTCAACAAACTTTTCATTTTTTTTAATTAAATGGCCGTAACCGATAGTAGCAAAACCTAAATGGTCTTTATACACAGTGTTTCTATATCCTTCTTCTTCTTTTAAATGTTCTTTTAATTTTTCTATATTCATAATGTACCACCAAAACTTTCTTTACTTTCTTCTATTTCTTTACGCATAATTAATTTTACTTTTTCTAAATAAACTATGGCATCCCATAATTCTTCTTGAGCATCATCAATCCAAGCGACTGTTGGTTTTTTTGTTTCATTCATTGTTAAACCAAATTTTTTAATTCCATTTTCTGAACGCAATGCCATTCTTTGCATAATGTTTGCGATTAATTTATCTTTTGTCATATTTCTCCTTTAATTCTATCATACTTATAAAATTATGTCCTTGTATATGTCCGTCAGCTAATAACAACTGTGAAACACCATAAGACCAACCATTAGCATTGTTCATAGCATAGTTTTCAATATGTCCAAACTCCATAGCAGTACCAACATTAACAATTTTAACATAATTACCACGTCCTAATTTACTTGCTCGCCATGATCTTTCTCTATGACTATGTCCGAATACTATATCATGCGTAGCACTATTTGATATCTGACTTGCTTCTGCCATTTTTCCGCCTATTTCTCGCCCCATTTCATTTAATGGAACATGAACAAATGCAACTCCTTTTATAAAGTAAAAATCTCCATATTCACTAATACCCCAACCTCGTGAGCGCCATAGTGTTTCGTATTGCTGTGAAAAAGCACCTACTACTTCTTTATGTTCGTTTTCATAACGATATAATCTTACTTCGTGATTACCTAAACAATAATGTTTATGACATTCATGGTTTCCTATACCTTCATGTAATAATTCTAATGCTTCTTTAGTAATTTGTATATCCGCTGATATAGGTGGTTTAGCTCCGCCCTTAACTGTATGATTTTTATCAAAAGTGCCAACTGAATCAAAAGAACAAAAATCTCCAATGCAAACGATATAATCAGGTTTGTACTCATTAATCTGTTTTCCTATCCAATAAAATCTATCAATGTTTTCATCTGGTGAGCAATGTGCGTCTGGGATAACAAATACTTTTGTTGGGTTTGAAAATGTTGTTGATTGAGCTGCTATGCGTACTATTGGTTTTTTATATTCTTCTATTATTACTTGTGGTTTTACTTCTTTATAACGATGCCATTCAATAGTCCAATGTGAACTTTCTAATGCAAGTTTTTCTATTTTATCTATTTTTCTTTGTAAAGTTGTTCTTGGAATATTAATTAAATTTTCTACAATTTTTTTTGCACCTGTTGGGTTATTTAGTCCGCCTTTACCTTGCGGTGGATATCCTTTATCTAATGCTTCGTGTAGTTTTTCTTGGATAAGTTTTAACTCGTCCCATTCTTTGTCGTCCATAAAGAACTCCTAATTGAACATTCTTAGTATCCAATTTAAAAATTGAGAGCCAATCATAAAACCAATAGCCCATAATATATAATTAAGTCTGTTAATGTCTTTTTGTATATGTGATAAATGATTATTTTCTATCCTATCTATTTTATCATAGATATGGATAATATGTTCTTTAGTTGTTTTAGGTGCTAATTTCGGCATTTGGTTTGCATATCATAACTAAAGATATTCCTCTGTCTTTTAATTGTTGATTTAATTCTAACACGATACTGTCAACAGCATTATCACAAGTTTTGAAATTTTCAAACTGTAAAGGTAATGTTCCATTAATCGTACACATAGGATTAATAGATAAACCTAACACACACATAATAGTATAAATAGACCACATTAACCTTGTCTATTATATTTTTTCCATGACTTCAATTTATGTTTATTTTTTGGCTTAGAACGAGAAGAATTGCCTATACTTGTTCGCTTTCTAACTTTATCAAAACCTTTTTTTACTATTGTTTGTTTAGCCATTCAATTGACTTAATGGATTCTCTAAAGCCAGTTTAATTTTTTTATCTATTTTTTCTTCTAATGTTTTCATATCATCTTTTATATTTTTAATAGATTCTTTTAGATCTTTTGCATTATCTCTACTATCTTCTTTAACTTGTTGCTCTACATCATTTACGATTTTTTCAATCCTTCTTACATCTTGTCGCAAATCATTTTTTAATTCGTTAGCTACATCAGATACAAGTTGTACCTCTTGAATTATCATAGACATTTCTTGTGTAATCATTTCAGTTTCTTGTTGAATTAAATCTAATCTTTTATCAAAGCCACTAAGATCTGGAGCGATATAGCCATCTATTTTTTTTTCCATATCTAAAAATTTTTGATAGTAAGTAAAGCCACCCCATAAAACACCGACTAAACTACTAATAATAGTTAGCACTACAAATATGCGCCCACCTCTAAATTTTATTCCTGCGACTTCTAATTCTGCCATTGACTATCAATCATTTCATTCATTAATCCGTCACTCCCTGCGAATAACAGATAACTTGCCATATTATTATCAGAAATAACTGTATCAGGCAAAGATAGATCTGAAAAAAAATCAACCCTGTCATTTAATGCTTGTTGAGATTCAAAAAAAGTTTTAGTGTTACCTAATACTTGCATAACAACCAATGTTTTAGTTTGGCTTACATCATCATATCTTTTTTTATCGTCTATTTTTTTCATAATTTTTTTTACAGCTTTTTCTTTAGATGATTCTTTCTTGGCTACTTCTTTCGGTTTTTCAGTTTCTTCTTTTTTTTCTTGTTTTTCTTCTTGGGGTTTTTCTTCTTTGTTTGCAGTTACTTCGGTTTGTGATTCAGATTCTTCTTCCTTTACTTCTTCTTTTGCTTCCGTTTCTTGCGGTGCTTCTTCTTTTATATCTTCTGTTACCTCAATCGTTTCTTCAACAGTTTCCTCAATCTCTAATTCTAACTCTGCTTCAACTTCAATTTCCATTTCCATGACTTCTATTTGTATTTCTGCCATTTCTATTTCTTCTATTTCAACAACAACAGCATCATAATCAACCTCATCAATTTGAATAGGCTCTAAAACAAAGTCCTCGTTCATTTCATTAGAATCAAAAATATCTTCAACGACATCAATAACATCTTCTGGAGCATCTATATTTAAAGCTATAAACATTTCAACTGAGGTTATGGATTGCGTGATAATGGTATTGACAACATTATATAACACATTGACTGTAACGTCATCAAACAAGGGTCCAATAGAAAGATTAATATCTCTACCTCCTATTTCAATAATGACTGTTGTTAAACTACCTGAAAAATCCCAACCACCTTCATATGATTGATAACCAGAATCTGTACCACTAGCAGATAAAATATCAGTACCACTAAATACATTAGTCTGACCATTTTTACCTGTGATGTGCATATAGATAGAATCAGAAGAATCTTGTTTATCAACTTTAATAGAATAGTTGGTACGACCACCCTTATCAAAACTTAAATTAGAAATATCTACAGTTTGAATATATGTTGTACCCATACCCTCAACACCCATAGTAGAAGTAGAATTACCAGAGCCAGTTATTTCAGCGCATTTATCAGTTCCTAATTGACCACACCCAGAGCCACTAGGCATCGTAGCAGGTCCTTGACCACCCCAATCAATATCCATATCGCCCTCTTTAGAACTAACAACATAACCATTATCGCCATCTAATAAATCGCCAGAGTCTTCGTTAGTAACAGTAGTTGTTGTGGTATCAGTTGTTGTAGTAGTGGTTATTGTGTAACCCCCAGATTCATATTCAATAGTTTCCGTTATAGATTGTTCAATTATTTCTTCTATTGTTGGAGTACAAAGACCTATGGTGTCAGTATCACAATCTACAGCTTGACTAGAAAAGGATAGGGAAACCGATATACATAGCCATAGCCATAAAAATAAATTTTGCGAATTCTTTATCACTATCTATCTGCTCCTTTGATTTAACAATTTTTTCTTTTTGATTAAAAACAACACTACCAACAGGAACAAACTCTGGGTTTTCTTCCCAACCTTTTTTTGCTTCTGTACCTATCTTAGAATCATATGGGCAATAAGTTCCTGCAAACCACATAGCATCAAAAACTCTATGATCAGTACATAAAGTTGAAACAGCCGCCACTTTCATACCCATAGAATATAAACTACGAGCAAGTTTTATTCTTTCGCAATTTTCATCAGTGATTGTGATACCACTAGCAATACCAAAAATTTGGGTTTGTACTGCGCCACTTGTGGCTGTTTTACAAATATCTGAATTATTTACAACGACACTCGGTGCATTCGCAGTCGGTGGGGCTTTGTCCGTTACTACTGTGCTTGATACTGTGTTCGTATCTGCCCCATGAGCATGATTCATCATACTGTTGAGGAAAAATATTATTATAGTTGCTAATACTGTTCCTATAATTAATGGATTTCTCATTCACTATAACTTATCCATTTCTTCTTTTACTTTTGTCCACGTTATTTCTGAATGAGGATTGGTTGTAGTTGTTATAGCTATGCCATTTTCAGCAACTCCTGTTACCCATTTTACTTTTCCAAAATCTTCTTCAGTTAGAATTTCACCAGACCAAGTTGCTTCAACATTTGGTTTTAAAATTAAAATTGCAGTTCCGAATTTATTTATTTCCATATTATGCACCTATTTCTGTTAAAACAATATAAGAAGTTGTACCATTTTGATTAACATTAAAAGTTGAACTTGTATCAACTTCAAAATATACTTTGTAAGTAACTGCGGATGTTGAACTAGGAGTATCTAAAATTTCCCAATTATGACCTTGTGTTTGACCACTACCCGAACTATAACTTGTTGCAAAATATTTATAAAATGCACTACTACCAGTTGGAGCAAGATTTGAATATCCACCTCCACCAATATCTCTAAAAAGTGTAGATTGAGCACCTTTATTAGCTGTGTTCTGATAACAAGAAATTAAACTAACAGAAACTAGAATTTTGCTAGAAGTTGCTGAGGGTGTTATTGAAGCACTTAATCCAGTATCACTCCAACTACCAGATGTTGTAGAAACTACTCCAGCCAATGTGCCTTGAACAACTTGTAAAGTTTTACCACCTCCCGCTCCAGAAACAGTACCAGAAAAGGCAAAAGTATCTGCTAAATTAATTCCTCTTGATCTTGCTTTAATTAATGCCATTATTATTCCTTAGGATATTTATCTTTTATTGGTTTAATATAATTACTTTTCCAATTAGTTATACCATTATGATAGATATAATCTAGCTGTTGTTCCCATGACCCATATTCTTTTTGTCTATTAGAATCTGCTTTAGCATTATTTTCAAGTTTAGTTGCTTCAGTTTCTAATGCATTTAGTTGTGCGTCTGTAGGTTTAGGTTTATCTGTTGCGTTCCATTCTTTGATGTATGCACCTTGACCATTACTATCATCTTGTAAAATTACTTCTTTAAAATTTGGTGTTCTACCTAAATATACTATTATTTTATTTGCTAAGTTGTTCATGTGATTATTCTAAAAGCTCCAAAATATGAGTAAAGATTTGAAGCGTCAACAGATATTGTTGTGCCAAAAGTATGATAATAAAAACATTCAAGATAATCTGAACTGCCATTCATATCTATTAACCCTCTAGTAGCCACTGAGTTGTAGAAAGAGTTATTTTCATTTGCTGTCAAAACTGTAGTTCCATTTTTTCTAATTTCACAATTACTATATTTATTATAGTCATCACTATTTCTGGCTGTACTAACTTGTCCATAAACAAAATATTTTCCAGCTACTTGTGGTGTAAAACGATAATTTGTTGAACTGTCATAAGCATTATCAGTATCAAAATCTTCACTATCAAAAGCCATTTTTGTACCTGTATCATGTCCTACACTTGTACTAGATGTATTTCCAAAATTAACATGAAAAGCTGGAGTATTAGTTCCACCCGCATCAGCCCAAGTTAAAACACCAGACCCATTAGTTGTTAATGCTTGTCCGCTTGTTCCGTCATCATTAGGAAAAGTTAAAGTATAACTAGCACTAGCACTATGAGGTGGTGATTTTAATTTAATACCATGAGAGTTCTGTGAACAGTTAAGCTGTAGAGTTCCGTCAGTAGTTCCATCACCTTTGATCTGTAATCCAGCCGCAGATGATGTTGATACAAAGTTTGTTTTAGCTTGTGTGACAGTAGCATCAGATGGAGTTCCTATGTCTAAAGTATTTCCAAGAACAATTACAAAGTCAATGGAGTCCGAACTTGTTAAAGCACTTGCGAAGGTTATGGTACTTCCAGAAATTGTGTACGAAGTTGTAGGTGCTTGAATGACACCATTTAAAGAAACCAACATATGATTAACAGATTCTGGACTGAAATCAACTGAATCAACTTGCATAGTATAACTAGCTGTTGCACTCGCTGTAAGTGAATCTAAAATAGAGTACGCTCCCGTCTGAGGAGATTTTCCAATATATCCCATTATAGTTTATCCATTTCTGCTTTTGTTTTTGTGTAATTTATTTCTGAATGAGGGCAAGTATTAGTTGTTATAGCAATCCCATTACTATTTTCGCCTGTAACCCAACCTATTTTATTATATAAATCTTCTGTTAATGATGTGCTGTCAGTATCATCAGTTAAAGTCCATTGAACATTAGGTTTTAAAATTTCTAATGCTTTGTGTAATTTTATTAAATCAATCATGCCGCAATCTCCATGAGTATAACCTGTGCTTGATGAGAACTCCCACCAACATTAACACTACCAGATGTACTATTTGCTTTTTTTGCATACAACTTATAGTCAATAGCATTTGTTGTATTGTGTGTTGTATCCATAAAACTAATTGTTGGTGTAGTGTAATAAACTCTTTCTCCACTTGATACACTTATTCCATGAGAAAGATCACCACTTGATGGATAGAATAATGAATATCCACCACCATTAATTTGCCTATATACTACTACTGCGGCTATTGCTTGTGTTCCACTTGCTTGATAAGTGTGTTGTCTAAAATTAAATTGAACAAAAATTTTTGAATTCGTTGCACTTGGTGTTATTTGGTCAGTATAACCCGCATCTGTATAACTTGTTGTGCTATGTGCTGTTTGACTTGTAAATAAAGCTGTCTGAGTTTGTAATAATTTTCCACCTCCCGCCCCAGTAATTGTACCAGAAAAAGCATAGTCATCAGTTAAATCTAGTTTTGTATTATCAATCGCATCATTAGCAATTTTAGCTTTAGTTACTATTCCGTCTGTTATATCAGAAGCTGTTAATGGTGCAGAAGTAGGTTGAACTCCAATAAATCCCATGTTCCCTCTATGTTATTTCTAATATGCTTAGTGTTGCGTCTATCTTTGCACTAACCGAACAATCAATTTTTAAAATATCAGTTGCTTGAATTACGATCTTGCCACCTGTTAATAGTTCTAAAGTTGAGTTCGCTGGAATGCTTACATCTTTAACTAATAAAACTGTTTCATTTGTTTCTGTATCAGAAGTATCACTCACTAATTGAACATCACAAGTAACAGCAGCAGTATGAATATTACAAAGCATTAAACCTATAACTACTGTCGTTGTTGAACTTGGAACTGTGTAAAGTGTTAGCGGAGTTCCTGCAGATGCGGGCATTGCTCCATTCGTTTTAACTTTAAAAGTATTAGCCATATTTTATCCTATCCGAGTGCAATCGCTAAAGGTAACGCATTTGGGTCTGATTCAGTAATTGTACCTGTTACTGACATCGCACTTGTAATCGCATTACTTGCTATATTAATTTGGAACAGCTCAACATTATCAGTTCCGTCATTTATTTTCACTTTTAATACACCAGATGTAGCAGTGTCAACCCACATTGTGCCAGCAACTGCTGAACTTGGAGCAGAACTGCCAGAATTTTGACTACCTAATGCAACAAGAGCATTATTTAAATCAGTTCTAAAAGCACTGAAACTTTGGTTTGCTATATTTAAATCGTGTTGTGCCATAATTTCTTTTACAGTTATTTAATTAGTTTTTCAAATCTTTTATGCAGTTTTTAATCCATATCCTACTGCTTGATAATCAAATGTTCTATCTACATTAGCATTAGAAGAATTAAAGAAATTTACTGTATATCCGTCTTTAGTTTTGCTTGAAATAACAAAATAATCTCCTGTCGCCATATTTTGACCAATTATAGTTAAACTAGGAGTAGCATGAAAAGAGTTTGAAAAAGTTATAACTTTAGCAGATGTGCCTGAAGATATATCATTTCCTGTTTCTATACGATTATCTAAATTAGTTGTTCCTGTTAAAGCACTAATTTGCGGACTTGTTTTATTATCATTACTTATAAGTTTTACTCTAAATTTAAAATACCTCCCATGATATGTTGAATTAGTACAATTATGAAAACTAGAAAAATTAGTATTATCATCTGATGTTGCTACTTGAATTACAGAACTACAACTTGTTTGTTCCGTGCCGTCAAATGGACTAGGATGTGATTCAAAAAAAGTATAACCATCGCCATCATCAAAAGTAGAATATTGATTATCTGATTTCATTCCTATACCAATTTTAAAAGTAACATGACCTTTATACCCTAAATCAAAAGTATTAAAAAATTCATAAGTTCCTGATGATTGAATATTTGAATTATAATAAATAGGATTAGATGTAGTGTCAGTTCCACCTAACTCAAAAACACCTTGTGCAGAATCAAAGTTGCCGATTGTAGAATCAAATAAAGTTATTGTATCTAATTTTATTATTGTAGTTCCATTAGCATCTTCGGTTAAAGCTGTATTTGTATAAGTGCCTAAAGGAAAAGAAGTTGTTTCTACAAATGATGTATTTATATTTGTATTAAAATCATCAACATCACTTACTACTGATAATTCATTTATGCTTTCATTACCTAATTTATCAACAGCTTTAATTAAAAATGTTGTGTCTTTCATATTAGGAACAACAACAGTATGTCCGTCTTTTCTCGGTACATCTACTAAATTTGTTGAGTTTGCCCATAATGCACCTGTTGTTACATTTTGATACCGAATAGCATAATATTCTAAATCTAAATCTGTAACAGGTATCCATGTTAATCTTAATTGATTGTTTCCTATAAATTCACTAGAAAAATCTGTTACATCTTCTGGGCTTTCAGTAGCACCAACTATTACTCTTTGAGTAGAAACATAAGTAGAAGATATACCTAAACTATTTATCGCTTTTACTCTTATGTCATATGTTAGATTATCTATAACATTTAACATTTCATAATTAAGCTGTGAGCCTACTGCTAAAACTTTAAAATCACTTTCAGTAGATAGTTTCGTTTCAACTTGATAATTTTGTACAAAGTTATCTGTAGAAGCACCAACTGTTATTGTCATTTTTGTTATGACTGTTCCGTCATTATAAGCCACCATTTCATCTGTTGCTGTAACACTTGACGGTGGTTGTATACTAAAAGGATTAGGCAAATTAGTATCTGGAATAGTAGCTACTGTTTGTTGTGTTCCAAAAGTATAATAAGAATCTTGATGTTCTGATAAAGTTAATTTTACTGTTGAATCAGTATTTATAGTTAATGCTTGAACTCTAAAAGGTTTAGCAGAAAATCCCGGAGTAGCATGTGTTATATTTACTATATCGCCGATAGCTAAATCTAAAGCAGTACCGTCAGCAGTTAATGATACATCTAAACTTGACCTTGACCTACGCAAAATAATTTCTGCCATTTCTTGTGCTTGATAAGGATTAGTCAATGTAGGAAAATCAAAACGACCTTCTAATAATAAACCACCATCAGCAGTTTTCATTGTTGCGTGTTGATCAGCAGTTGCTTCGTTTGAATCATCAACAGGCGGATATTGTACTTCGTCTGATTGATAATTTTTATCTGGATTGATATATGAAACAATAACTCTATTAAATCGTGAATTTTTATTTTTAGATGCTACTGTTATCCCACCAATTATATTATCTTCTGATAAAGTTATAGTAGCAGTACCTGTGCTTTCAACTAAAATTTTATACAAACCTGATGTGAAATTTAATATACCTCGGCAACCTTTTATAATTTCTTTCACATTATCAATCGCTTTTCTTGATGTATCAACAACAGCATGACTATCCATTAAATCTATTTGACTAGCACCAGAATATGGAGTGATATTTACATCACAAACATCGCCAGCAGTTTGCCAATCTGCAAAGTTAGAATCAAAATAACTATTAGCAATACCCATACCGAAACGAGTATTACGCAAATAATCTAATAATTGATAAACAGGATTATCTGAATATTCCCATGTTGATGAAGTATCTGCTCTATGAGAGCCTGTACCACCTGTTACTGTACTGTCTAAGTTAGGATTATAAACTTTTTTGCCTTGTACTACTGCATGGACTGTTGGAATACTACCAAAAGCATCGCTGTTCCATTTAAAACGCAAAGCCAAATAAGCTAAACCTCTTAATCTATGATTGCTTGTCCATGATGATAATGTACTTATTAATGAATCAGTACTTTGACTGTCACTACCATAATGTGGTCTAACAGTTATTAAACTTTCTGCACTAGAGCTCGTATCACTTGGATCAGCTTTAAAATAATTAGCATCACTACTAGCAACAGTTCTTTCTGTATTATCAGATAAATCGCCAGACCATGTAACAACATTATCGTTTATATGTATTGATGTAATATCGTTTATTTCTCCTTCTCCTAAAACCATAACCATATATAAATATTGATTATCAGTTCCTGATGTTTCTAAAAAAACGACATTACCACCTACTTTTCTTGTTCCATAAATTATTGGTATTGCACTATTGGCTGATACTTTATTTAATAAAACACCTTTTGCTGTTTGATCTTGATTAAAATCGCCATAATCTGGAATATCAGGCATAGGCATAATCCAACCGATAACACCCTCAACAATATCAACAATTACATCTATAATATCTCCAATAATAGGAATATCTCCAAAGTCTGGTAAATCAACACTACACATTTATTTTAATCTCCAATTAGAACCCATATTTTCAAATCCCAATTTTTCAAAAAGTTTATCTCCATTTAATTTTGCAATTATTGATAAAGATATAGGTAAATTTTGTGCTACTTGTTTTACACTATCTATTAATTGTTTTACTAATTTATAATTTCTGTATTGTTTTAAAACATATATTAATTGAATAACCATTGTTTCATCATCACTCCACCAATAAGAAGTTTTATAAAAAATACAAACACCAATTAAGTTATTATCATCTAAATTTTTAACACAAATAATTTTACCTTTTTCTAACATAGCAAATATAAATTTTTGTAATTTTTCTGTTTTTATTTCTGGATAATCACATTCAAATAAATCTTCTTTAAATATTTTTAAAAGTTTCATTATATCTTTTACATCTTTTTTTTCTGCTTGATAAAAATTGCAACTAGGCATCTGCTCTTCCCCATCTTAAATCTCTCACAGTTAGAGCCGCGAATTCCATTCCTTTATCGCCACTGAAAAATCTTTGTTGTGAATTATCTGTTGTTGCTCGGCCACTTGTTTTATCAAATTGCCCCCAATGAGAAGTTACATTTAAAACTAAATTAGCAGTATCAGTTGAATCAACTATTCTGTATTCGTCAATCGTTCCATAATATAATAAATAAGGATCACTAATTAAAGCATTGTTACTATCTAAATATCCTCGCCATATTTTTACATCAGAATTAATCACATTTTCATTTAAAACTACTGATACATAAGTTTGATCAACAGCTGATAAAGAAATAGATAAAGAATTTTTTGTTGGCGCATTAGCTTCATTAACACCTGTTATATTTTTTAAATGGCCACTAGCATTATAAGTTTGTGAACTACCACTTACACTTGAAACTAAATTAAAAGATGCATTTGTTAAATATTGTGGTGTTGCGAAACCGATATAAACTAAAAGAACAGGACTAATATTTCCTGTTGCTAATTCAGTTTTAACAGAAGATGAAAGACCCCTTGACATTATAAACTTTCAATAACATCAAATTCAAAATTATGTAATGGCTCTCCGTTACTATCTCCATTACTCATAGGAAATTCTTGTAGGTCGCTCGTTAATTGCACAGTAAAAGGTACATCATCATAGGTAACTGCTTCATTATTTGCTAAAGCACTTCTTAAAGGTGGCTCTATCGTAACTGTTGAAGCATTACTGCTAGAAGTAACATCATCAACCACCATATAAACTTTAGAGTGACCATTAAATTTTATAAAATCGCCTGCACGAAATCTATGTGTGCCGTCAGCATGAAAACCGTCCATAGCAATAGTTGTATCGCCCACTGCATGAACACCATTAACTAAAACTGTTCCTGTTTCATTACCATTAGAATCTAAATAATTTGGAAAAGTAATTGTAAAACTTTCTTTTTGTGATCGTTGTTTCATTATAAAAGCCATGATAGACTGAAAAGATAATCTAGGTTGTTGTTTATATACGCAACTAAACTGCCATCGTTGTCCTTGTATTTGTCTACGAAAAGTTTTTCCGCTATCAGTAGTTGATACTAAAGTTTTTTGCTGACTTGAAATATTTACAGCAGTAAAATCAACACTAGGTAATGCCCCACTCATATAATTGCCTGTCTTCCTTTTTCATTAACAGCACTGTTAATCATATTAACTATAACACCACGACTATTAACTAATAATTCATTAAACCCTCTAGCATCAACTGTATTTATATTAAAGTTTACATTTACACCCTGTTTTAAATCGTGGTTAGGAACAATATTACCATCTTGATTTGGTACAAACATCTCACGACCAGATTCACCGACTATATATGGCTCGCCTTTTTTAACACGACCACCTAATTGTCTGCCTGTATATTCTTGTTTTGCTATTGTTGCTATTTGTACAGCACCTAAACCACCAATCATTACAGCTAAAGGTATGCCGAAAGGTCCCAAAGCTAATGCTTTAGAAACACCTCGTGCAGTATTAACGACAGCATCTTTTATAGCTAATGCTTTGTTAATCATAAATACTTCTCTGTTATGTTTAGCTAGTTCGCTTATTAATTCACGACCACTTGCTTTAGTTAAATCCATGACTTGATCTTTTGATAATTTTTCTAATTCCATTTCAGAAAATTTAAAATTACGCATTAATTCTACTTGTTTTTTATAATGATCTCTCATCATTTGTAATTCTTTGTCATTTTTTTTAGCTATATCAAGTATTTCATCTTTCCTTATTTTTTCTAAATCATCACGCAGTTGTGAATGTATTTTTACAGTTAATGCTTTTAAAATTTGTTTGTCGTTTTCTGTTAAATTTTGTTCGTCTTCAAAATATTTATTTATAATATCTAATTGTTTTTTTGCATTGTGAACTGCTAATTGTTGTTCAGTCATGTATTTAGCTTGAATTGATTCAATATCTTTTTTTAGTCCACTTTCTTTAATTTTTTTATTAATGTGTAAAACTCTTGTGTTATCTTCTATCGCATCAGTATTTTTTTTAATTTCTTCTTTTTCTTTTTCAAATGCTGACATGTTTTCATCAATTTTTAATTTTAGACTATCCATTACTTCGCCTAAACCTACAAAAGCTGCTGCTGCTGCCGCTGTTGCTCCTGCGATTAAAGCCCAACCTCCGGGTCCACTTAATGCAACCAATGCTGTTGTCGCTACAACCATTGCCTGTATTGCTCTTGCACCAGCCATTAAATAACTCGCAATTTTTAATGAAATTAAAATTTTAAAAGTAGTGACAACCAAATCCATGTTATCTTTTAATAATTGTGCACCCTTACCTAATTGCTCAACAGCAAATCCTAATGTTGTCCCAATAGATACAGCAATCCTATCTACTTCATTTGCATTATCTTCTAAAAATTTATTTAAATCTCCAAATTGATTTTTCATTTCTGGAAAAAATCCTGCATCTAAAATTGTTCTTTGGAAATTAAAAACTTTATCACCGATCATTGACAAAGTTCCCTCGAGAGTATTAGCTAACTCTTTAGTAGCACCGTCAAATTTACCTCCCGCACCGAAAGTTTCTTGTAACGCAGTAACAGTTTCCTCAATTGAAACAGTTGCACCTGCTTTAAAACCTAACATAGCACGAACACCACGATCTCTAAATAAATCAGCCGCTCCTATGCCTGCAGACATTGACCTTTGTATTTGTTCAGAAGCAGTTCTAAAATCTAAACCAGTAACAGCCGCTACATTACCTGTTATTCTCATTAATTCAGCGAGTTCTTCTGCGTCTTTACTTACAACAGCTAAAACTCCTGATCCTTGTTGTATTTCTTCTAATGAAAAAGGTACTTCAGATGCAAATTTTGCCATTTCATCAAATGCTTTTGCACCTTCTTGCGCACTACCAAATAAAAATTTTAATCTAACTTGTAATCCTTCAATTTGTTTTCCTGTATTAACTAATGATCTTATTGCTAATCCTGCACCTAAACCTATTAATGCATTACGAACATTAAATACTGATCCTTTTACTTTATCTAAATTTCCTTGAACACTTTGTAATGCTCTACGAGATCTATCTTTAGCAACTATGTCAATATTAACTTTTTTTGTAGCCATTATCTTTTCATTTGATTAATCCGTTGTTGCCTTTCTGATTCTTCTTTTTGTAAATCATAATAAGCACACCACATATTAAACTCTGTAACTGACATTTGCAAGATTTCACTTAATGTCTTATGTAGCTTTTCAGCTAAAGCTAACAGGGAGTATAACTCCCCATTATTTTTTATTTTTTTTTAAGTGTATTTATTGATTCTTCTGTGTTCATAATAGCTGTTGCTACTTTTGCAATAACATCAGTATCAGCTTTTACTTTGAATTTTAATTTTGTATCTAAAGCGAACATTTTATCGCCATCTTTAGTTAGAGCTTTTTCTATTATAACATCAATTAAAACATTCAAATCACTATCATTAGCACCTTTAAATATTTTTGATTTTTCTAACATGTTAAAGGGTTTTGAATAAATCGCTTTATCGCCTGTTAAACCCCATTCTGGAACTTCTATAATTTTTGTTTCAAGGGAATCAAAATGTGATTTGACTCCCTCAAAAAAATCTATTTTTTCTGCCATAAATTATACTGTACCTATTGTCAAAGCACCTGTGCCTTGAAATGCAACTGAACGAGTAGAAACACCATCAAGGGTTACACCTACTGACATTGAAGTAACGATACCATTGCCAGCAAAACTTTGATCTCCTGAAGTATTTCCTTCTGGCAACAAAGTAAAGGCAATAGTTGCTCCTACATCTAGATTTTCTTGTGCTGTATCTCCCTCATCGTAGTGCATATCAATACTTCCACTAAATGCAGTTCTGCCAGCCATATAAGTTTTAGCAGAATTACCTAGTGAGGTATCTTCAACAACATCAGCAGTAGTGTCAATCGTAAAGCCTGTAACTCCACTCATAACATCAGAGCCTACTTTTAGAACTCCTTCTTTACCATGATGTGCCATATTTTACTCCTTTGAGTTAGGTTTAATGTCTAGTTTTTTGGGCTGTTCTTTTGGAACAACATGCTCATTACTAGACAATTTCTTATATCCTCGTTTTTCAAATCTTTCAAGACTATCTTCACGAATAATAATAGTATCTTTGCCATTTGTAATTTTAATATCTTTAGCCATTACGCAGTTCCTCTCGTAAATTCGTAAATTACTCTTACCACAATTCTTACACCACCATAAGGAAAAATTTCTCCTTCGTCAGTATCAGCTTCAACTATTTGAGTATCAAGTGCAT